CTTTAATTTCTGAATCACAATCTACCCAGTACAAATCAGGTGATACATCAAATTCTTGTCCATCTTCTACAACTTGGGCAACACGATAACCTGTTTCTCTTAATTCAAAGGTTGAAATTAATGCTTTCATATTTATCCTTTAATATTCAATATAAATAACACCAATCTGTCCTGATGATGCTTGGCTTGTACCAGCACCAGTTCCACCTGTGCCAGCCGCACCAATTGCATAATTTAAAGTGCCGCCTGAATTCACGCTAAAGAAACCTACAGTTCCACCGCCTGCACCGCCACCGCCCCCTGATCCATTTGCGCTTCTGCCTGCACCCCCTTGACCAGCAGTAAATCCACCGCCAGATCCACCAATACTTGCCGCTTGATAGGTAGAGCCACCTGAACCTGTGCCACCGCCTGCGCCACCATTACTAACTCCACCTGATCCTGTATATGAAATAATTGCGTTAGTTTGAGAACCAACGCCACCACTACCACCACCGCCATTTGCCATACCATTACAGGCGTTATAAGCCGCACCACCGCCACCACTACCGCCTGTTGCAGTAATTGTTGTGCCACCAAAATTAGCAGTTGTTGAGCCACCGCTATTTCCACCATTAGCGACATTACTTTGATTAAGACCACCACCGCCACCACCGCCACCGCCAATACAAGTTACTTTAATTTTGGTAATTCCAGTAGGTATTGTGTATGATGTGCCTGTAGTAAGTCTTTCCATGCCACCCAATCCACCGCTAGTAGTAGAAGCGATAGAAATAGTGCCAGCACCATTAGTAATAGCAATACCTGTTCCAGCCGTTAATGTGGCTCTAGTAAAACCTGAACCATTACCAATATCTACCTGACCATTAGTTGGTGTAGCAGTTAGACCTGTTCCACCATTAGCTACAGGTAAAGTGCCTGTTGCATTAGTTCCTACATTTAACTGTCCTGAAGTATTAACTGCATTTGCGAGTATTGCTAGGTTATACGCTTGTGTCATTTATACTGCCCCCGTTCTTGCAAAGGTTTGATTGACCATAATATTTAATATTGTATCAGGAGTATTAGTCAATGTATATAATCCTGTTCCTGTTGTAAAATCCGTTCCTTGCTTTAAATGCACACCATTTTGAAATAAATTAAAAGCATAAGGATCAAAATTAAATAAATAAGATGTTTGATTAATGATGGTGTTAAAAGTTATGTTTACAGGATTTCCATTAGGCGTTCCTAAATTATTAGGTGTCCATTGATAAACCACTACTTTCCCTGTAAGAATAGATGGAAAATCTGTAATAACCTGATCCACAATGTTGTAGTCTTGCTCATTTAAAACTGTGCCATTAATAAAAATTAATTCAAAACCACTTGTTAATGTAAACAATCCTGTGCAATCTATTTCGCTAACATTAGTTACATCAATTTCATTTCTACTAAAAGATGCGTAATTGCCAGTTGTAGAGTTATATGATCTAAAAGATATAATATATATCTGATCACCTGAAGTTGCTGAATTTGTAAGTGTTACTGTTCCTGTTGATCCATTAGTGTCTGTAAACTCAGAATCATCTAGTAATACTCCATTTTGAAATACCCAACAATTATTTATTATGTATCCTGAAGTACGAGTTACAGTAAATACTGTCTGACTTGCAGTTGCTACAAATTGATCTTCGGTATAGTAAAAATCATCAGGAACTTCAAAACCAACTACTCGACCATAAATATCAATAGTAAGAGTTGCAACAGAACTTGTATATTGATATGCTCCACCAAAATCAAGGTATGGTTTTAAAGCGGCAACAATTTTTCCATCAGCATTATTAACTACATCAATTTCACCTGTACCTACGCTAGTTGTTCCAGTTTGAATTAATTGTCCTGTTCTTAAATCAAGATCAATAATATTATTTCCATCAGGCAATGCAGACCAAATAGAGGGATCAAATATTGATGCTTGAGTAAGAACAAAAGCACCATTACCGCCTGCAAATCCTGCAAAGCCTGTATCAAAACTAAATTTTCTACCTGTTCGGTTTGTGTAACCCAAAAATATATTTGTTCCAAAAGCTGGATCAGCAAGATACCAAATATATAAATCAGGATTGCTTTCAGGTGTAATGCTTGATTGATTGCAAAGACCATAATACAAACGATTAGTTGGACTAAAACTAAAATTAGAAGAACCTGAAATATTATCTGCATACGCTACAGATAAATATCTATCTGTGTATTGAAATGTACTTGGTCGCCATTCAAATAAAATGCTTGCTGGACTGTAAGATGAACTTGCTAGGCTATTAACCATACGACTAAATACATACCAATCGCCTGCTGGAATGTTAATTAAAAATACTGTTGGCAATACAGTATTTGTATTCCAAGGAGTTCCATTTGATTGAATTTCACTTGTGCCTGCAAAATACATTTGTGTTTGTAACGGATTGCTATAAGCTGAATACCATATTTCTGCGTATTGAATAATACCTGATTGCGATGTTGTCGCAACTACACCAAAAGAAGGATTAGTTGCAACAGGATACTGAGCAGAAAAAGTTGGAGCAGGAATAGAGCCAAAAAATGTAGGATCGCCTATTCCTGTATTTGGACTAGGAGTAAATTGTGTAATATTTCTATCATCATAAACTTGCGGATTATATTCACCTAATTGCAGTTTTACAATAATAGATCCATCATCTGTAAAAGTTTGCGTTACTCGATTTATTCTAAATAATTTATCTTCCCATCCGTAATTTATTGTAGTTAGAGTAACTATATCGCCAGCTTCTAATTCAAGACCAATAAAATTAACATCTACTTGAACATTTAAATCTTCTCTTGCTGATTCTAATACTCGATTAGCAATGTATTGGGCTCTTACATCATTATTAACTAATGGCAAAGCTAAACTAAATTTATTTACAGGTTCATTAGGATATAAAAGTTCAGGCGCTATTTGTGCTAAATCAAAATTAGCACTATTGAATGCATCTTGATTTGTTTCATCAGGAAAATTACATTCAATTACATTATATGAAGAAGAAATATCTTGTGGAGTAATACTAATAGCAGAAATCATATTGCTATCATTAATATTCATAGCAACTGTATAGTCTGGTTTTTGTACAATTACTCCCCAAGTTGCATTAATTTCATTGTATTTGAGTAAACAATCACAACAAGTTGTCATGTCTTGCAAATTGTTTAACACATTATTAGTTGTATCTATAACTCCATCAAATTTAAATCTTGCTTGTGTTCCACTACCACCAGCATAAGTATAGTAAGTAAATGATTCGTTTGAATACGCTGTTAAAGCATCAAGGCTATCCGTATCTATTTGTGATAAAGGAATTGCACAGCCATAAGTTTTATTAATTAAATAATCATAAAAACAATCACCTGTATTAGTTCTGCTATTTATTACTTGGAATTTAGTTTGTTCAATACCACGAACATTAGCACTCTGACTATAGGTTAATTTAAGAATAGCAAATGCACAATTAGTCATTAGCTTAAAATCATCCCATTTATAAACTAAATTATTATTGCTCATTACTTCAATAGCGCTACCAGTTCCTCTTGATGGTGGACTATTTGATCCGTTTGGATATAACCAAAATTCAATACGACCAGCAACATTTGTATCAGTTATTTCTGTTGATTCGTCAAATAAACCTGTAATGCTTGAACTTGTTTCAGTTGTAAATTGAACTAATTTACCACCATAATATATATCGCCAAAAGTAATTGTGTCAGGTGTTTGATCTTCATTAGTGCTAGTAACTTCGCATATTGACAAAACATAATAAAGATCTTGATTATCTTCTGTAATACTTAAATCAGTTATTGTTCCACCAAGCCAAGCAGATCCATAAACTACAGGTAATTTGTTATCTGTTGCAGGAGAAACTTGTTGTCGGTTTCCAACATTTGGGCTTTCACTAGCAGGATCAAAGCTAGGTTGTGATGGCGCCATCATTTTAGAAATGATTGTAGAAACCATCATATTTATAGCAAAAGCAAGAATTGATGCTTCAATACCTGTAATTAATAAAGCTGCCGCAATAGTTGCACCAATAGCAAAAGTTGGCACACTAAAAACTAGCAACCATAATCCTACAAAGAGTTTTTTATTGAATCCAAGTTTCATCTAATTTATTAAATCCAAATTTGTCATACTTAATGTTAGGACTACTTACCATTTTGGCTATTGAAAATAATTTAATGCGACCTTGTTGTTTAAGTAATTTTCCATAATTAATATATTCTTTTAATAATCTATAGCCTACTGTTGTATTTCTATATTCAGGTTTTACATACCAAGCTAATTCATACATTTGAAATGTCCGATCACACCATGCAGTATGAGTGATTAGAGCCATTATTAAACCCTTACCTTCTTCTAAAAATATAATTCCTTGTCCAGCCAAAATGCTGTCTAATATTTTGTTCCAATAAACAACATTATCTAAATTTCTGTATTGCTCTATGTCTGCTTCTGCTCTAAACAGTTGCATCATTTGTATTATTTCTGTTTTATCGTATTTTGTAGCTTTTCTAATCATGAATTTGGACTTGCACCTTTTCCAAAATAATAATTAATTGTAGAAATAAACGCTACACGATTCATACTTTCATCTGTAGGGGTAAAAAATTGCCATGAACTATTATTAGTGTATCGACCTGCAACACGATTTTTTAAAATTAATTGAATTGAAGATGCTGATACAGATATAACGCCAACAAATTCTCGTATTTCTTCCATCCATGTTTCAGTAATAGAAAAAGAATTTACATAACCATTAAAATATTGATATAAACCCCCTGATTCACCTGTAGTAATTAATGCACCTTCATTATCAAAAAAACCTTTCCATGCTTCTATTTGAGAACCTTTAATTTCTTGCCCTAAAACCCAGCCAAGCAATGCAGTATCAATTCCTACTAAAGTAAATGTAGTTTCATTAGCAGTTGATTTAATATCCCTTTGTACTTCGCCAATTTTTATTAATTGACCAAGGGCATCAAATGGTTGAGCATCTACGGCTGATATAGTTAAAGCTGATGCAGTTGTAGCAAATCTATATGTCGCAGAAGGAGTTGTTACACGAACAAAATCAGCATATCTAATATTGTTAGTATTTTCTACAGGAACTATTACATCACTCATAAAACACACTCAAAAGCAGAAAAGTTACCTGTCCATTGAATAAAAGAATCATTAGTCATAGGCACAAGTGTATATGTTGGATATTCTCTAAGTATTACAGGAAAAGTTGTTCCTATATAAGAATCGCCACCTAATGCAATAGTTGTTCCATATTGACCTATAACTGCTCCAACAGTAGTTTCTAAAGTTGTAATTAAATTTCTATGTACTGGAATGTTTACTGTAGATCCCGCCCCTCTTGTTACATCAGAAGTTGCTATATAAGCATATCTACCTACTTGACAAAAATCACCTATTTTTACAATGTATTCTGATGATCCCATGCTTGGTAAAGAACCTAATACAAGCATTTTATTTTCTGAAGTTGTTTGCCATTCACAAGCATCAATTTCTCCTGAAGTCATATCGCCTTGGTAGGCAATATAATTTTCCCAGCCTGTTGCACCAAAATTAAGATATTGCTCAAGACTTTTATCAGGAACACGCAAAGAATTAAGTAATACTCTATTGTCTGAATAAAGCAAATAATTCATTGGTTTCATTTCAAAAGCAAAAGGCACTACTGTTTGTATTTCGCTTGTGCTTATGCGTTGATTACGACTAATCATTTGACCAACAAAACGCTGGTCATTAATACCTACAGATTCGCTAATAGAAAGAATAGTTGTTAAACTCATTATGACCTCGATGCAGGTAAGCTACGACTTGCAGATTGATTGGCTGACCAAACTGCATTTTTATTTTTTGCAAGGAATTGCGTTGCAGATTGCGTGTCAATAGCTTGCATATTTGCAATGTATGGTGCGTTGTAATTAATTGTTTGACCACCACCTAATACAGAACCAAGTTGATTATTAGGAATAATTGTTCCTGATCTTTTAGGCACAAATAATTCAGGACCTCTTTCTCCAACTAAAGATGGAACTCCTACTGGTGGATCGCCACCATCAGCAAATGCTCCTGATGTCCATTGCTCAGTTGTAATAGAACTTACATCATTACCACTTTTAAATAAATCGCCTATTCCTTTTTTTGCAAAAGAAAATAATTGCATTGCCTGCATACGCAATTGAATTTTAATTAAATCTTGAATAATACTTTTTGCAAAATCTTCAAATGACAATTTGCCTGTTTCAACAAATTTATCAATAGCAGAATTCATACTGCTTGTTAAATTTCTGAATACATCATCAGCTATTTTTGCATAATTTTGAGAATCTTCAGCATATTGAGCAAATGCTTTATTCCATCCATAAGAAAATGTTGTTTGTTCTGCAATAGCGGCTTCTTCTTTTGCTTTAGCGGCTTCAACAAATGCTTCACTAAGTTCTTTTACTTTAGCAATTTGTCTGTCATATTCAGCTAATACTTTTGGAGTAGCATCACGACCAGCCGCTTCTTCTCGCCTTTTGGTAATATCATCAATTTTTCTGCTGGTTGAATCTAATACTTGATTGATGGTTTCTTGAACTTTTCTTTCATCATTTGTCATTCCAGCCATTTTGATTCTAGTATCTAATTGCTGTAATGCAAATTTTTGCTGTCTTTCATATTCGACTGAAATTAACTTTGCCATTTCAAGCATAGTT